GCTTGGCCTCGGCTTCGAACCACCGGCGCTCGTAGTCGCGCTCCTTCCGCTCCTGCGCGAGGGCCTCGCGGCCGGCCTGCTCGGCGACTCGCACGTGCGGCCGCGCCAGGCGCTGCCGGTGGTGGAGCGCGGCGAGCTCCGCCTTGATCACCCGCTCGCGGGCCTCGCCGCCCATGGCTTCCTGGGCCGCCTCGAGCAGCTGCGCGCGGTCCTGCATCAGCGACGGATACTCCGCGGCCATGCGGCGCTTCGTCTCCTCGAGCACCACCTGGCGGCGCGGCGGCGCGTCGGTGATCGCCTGCAGGAGCTCGTCGCCGGAGCGGAAGCCGTAGCGCTCGGCGATCGCGTCCGGGTCGACGCCTCCGCCCTCCTTCGCGAGCACGCCGCGGGGAGCCGCCTTCAGCCGCTCGATCCCGTAGCGCGCGGTGACGATCGTGCGCGACAGCTTGATCGGCTCGTCGACGTTGGCGACCGCGGTGCCGTCCGGCTCGGTGCCCTTCTGCATCAGCGCCAGGGCGCGATAGACCGGTCGCTGGTTCACCTCGCGCGACACCTGCTCGAGCACCTCGGCCTGCTTCGCTTTGTAGGCCCTGGTCTGCTCGCGCTTGAGCTCCGCCATGAGGCGCTGCTCGAGGCGCTCGCGCTCCTCCAGGCCGGCGTCGAGCACGAGCGCCTGGTAGGGCATGAACTCCGCATCGGACATGCCGGCGGCCGCGGCATCGGTGTAGAGCGGCACCAGGTTGCCGATCGCCTTCACCTCCGCGATCGCCTCTTCCGTCGCGAGCATGCGATCGAACACTGCGCGCACGTCGTCGTTGATCGTGACGTTCAGGTCGCGCGCCGATTTGTAGATATCGAGGAGCCAGAGCTTGAACGAGTGGAACACCGCGCGCAGGCCCAGGCTCGGCGCGGTGCCCTCGCGCATGTAGAGCTCGAAGCCTCGCGCGAACTGCTCGTGCTGGTAGCGCGTCATCCGGCCGCCCGGCTGCGCGGTCGCGTCCGGAGCCCACTGCCGGATCGTCTCCAGGTCGGCGGCGATCTCCGGGCTGTCGGCGGCCAGGTCCTCCATGATGCGGAGGAACATATGCGCGCCCTCGTGCACGATCGTCGACTCGTCCCAGCGACCGTCGAACAGCGTGATCGTCATCTGCCCGCTGTCCTTCGCGATCCGCAGTGACCCTCGCGGTGCGTCCTCCTCGCCGGCCGGCTGCGCCTGGAAGTAGGCCTGGCCGCCGAGCACCTGCTCGCGGAGCTCGGGCGTGATCGCGATCGCCGGCACGTCGACGGTGCGCGGCTCCGCGGCCGCCTTCGCTTCGTAGAGCTCCTCGTTGCGGCGGTCCGCGGCGGCCTGGGCCTCGTCGAACGACTGGAACATCTCCACCGGCGTGGCGACGATCTGCCCGGTGGCCGGGTCGACCGTGGGCGGCACGACGTCCTGGGTGCCGCGCAGCAGCTGGTAGCCGATGCCGCCGGCGACGGCCGGGTTGGTGCGCTGCCGGACGCGCCACCGCTCCGCCGTCGACAGCGACGACGTCGAGCGCCGCGGCATCGGGAGCGGCTCGACCTTGCCGGCGGCCTTCTTCACGATCTTGCCGGCGACGGCGACCAGGTCTTTGTCGTAGAGCTTGCGGAGGCCGGTGCCGCCGACCTTCAGCCCTTCACCCTCGAGCGAGCCCCTCGTGGGTCCGTTCACGATCTTCTCGGCGAGCTCCTTGCCGATGATGTTCTCGAGCGGCGCGTTCTCCCATCCCGCGGTGTTGCCGGTCAGCGACGTGACGGTGGTGTCCGGGCGCACGCCGATGAAGAACGCGCCTCCGCCTTTCTTCGGCTGGATCATCAGCACCCGCGCGCCCGGCGTGTTGAACGTGAACTGGTCCTGCTCGTCGGCCGGCTTCCAGCTAATGCTCTGCACCTCCTGCTCGATCGACGGATACAGGTCGACCTGCATCTGCCCGGTGGTCCAGGCAACGTGCGTGGCCCCGAGCTCCACCGCCTCGCGCAGCGCGTATTTGATCGCGAGCTCGCGCCAGGTCTTGAGGAAGAGCTCCGGCATGTGCTTCTGCTCGTCGGCCTGCGGCGGCTGGATCTCGTGGACGAACAGCACCAGGCGCGACTCGTCGCCGCGCTGCCGCGGGTCGTTGCGGAGGCGGCCGGCGATCTCGCGCGTCTGCGGACCCGAGATGGCGCGCAGGTCGTAGCGCAGCCGGACGATCGGGTTCTTGATCATCCAGTAGTCGTCGTGCCCGTCGGTCCAGGTGCGCGTCGACGCGCCCGGCTTGAACGTCGGGTTGTCGACGATCTTCTGGAAGAGCGCCTGGTGCCCGCGCACCTCGGCGAGCACCGGGCCCTTGTAGCCGAAGCCGACGATCGCGGATTCGATCTCGGCGATCTCCGTCGCCGCTTTGTTCGCGACCCACTCCGGCGACATGCGCTCCATGGACGCGAGCTCCTCGCCCCAGCCGGCGTTCGTGAGCTCCGCCACCTCCTCCGGCGTCAGCGCCACGGGCACCATGACCGACGGGCCCATCGTCTTCGGCGCGGTCAGGAACGTCTCGCGGTAGCTGTCCTCGACGATCGCCGGGTCGGTCGGATAGAAGCGGTAGTCGCCGTAGTGGGTCTTCTTCTCCTCGAGGCCCATGCCCTCGGCGGCCGCCTCTTCGAAGTCGCGCAGTGGGTGATCGCTGTCCCACTCCTCCTCCCAGTTGTTCCACCACTCGCGCGCGCGATCGTCGACGTAGCTCTGGCTGCGAGTCCGCACCTCCTCGAAGCCGGCCTCCTCCGCCTCCTCCGCGGTGTCGTAGCTGTCGCCGGACTCTTCGCCGTCGAGCAGGTAGACCCACGCGCCCGTCTCGTCCTCCTGGACGTCGACCTGGCCGCCGAAGAACTCGTCCTCGAAGTCCTCGACCGGCGGCTCCGCCTCGCGGCGGTCGTCTTCGCGCGCCTGGTCCTGGAGCTCCATGGCGGCATTGCGGAGCTCGCGCTCGTCGACGGGTTCGCCGAGCTTCACCACTTCGACGACCACGCGATTGAGCTCGAGGAAGTCGAGCAGCTGCTGCTTGGTGTAGACGGTCTTGTCCTCGAGCTCCTCGACGTTGGCGAGCGTGAACTCCTCGAGGTTGATCCCGGTCTTGGCGTTGCGGATGGTCGCCTTCCACTGCGCGCCGGACGCGCGGCCCTGAGGCGAGGCCTCGACGGCGCGCGTCAGGCGCGAGTAGAACGGCTCCGAGCTCCCGGCCGGCGTGCCTTGGAAGAACTCGTCATACTCGCTGCCGCCGCCCAGTATTCGGTCCGGCTCTGCGGCAGTTTCCCTTCGAGCTCCGGTGGGATCGTCGACAGCGTCTCGGCGTCGAGGGGGAAGGTCGGTTCGTCCTCGGCTCCAAACATCAGTAGCAGGTAGCCGGCTTTCGTCAACGGTAGGCCCATCGACAACAGTCCCCCAATGAGGGGATCGGATTTGAGACGTGGCGACAAGGACCCGAGCGTTGTGCGTGGCGGCATCGATCTCTCCTCTCCGAAGGGCGTCACCGAGCTCCGCGATCTGCACCCTCGCGGCTTCGAACAGGACCTGCTGCCGGTAGGTCGCTTCGCTTATTTTACCCGATCGGAAGTTGTTGCTAACAATGTTTATCGCGCGGCGGATCGGGGTCGTCTTGACCGTCTCGCCCTCGAGCTTTTCGGCTCCCTTCTTGACGCTGTCCGGGAACAGCGAGCGCGCCGCCTCCCAGGTCACCGACTGCACCTCGCGCGGCAGCACCCCGAGCTCGCGCGCCAGGCGGTTGTAGGCCTCGGCGACCACCATGTTGAGGCCCGACAGGCCGGCGGCCGGCACCGTCGGCGAGCCGCCCATCACCTGGATCGAGAGCGGGTCGGTGCCCGACAGCGGCAGCATGTAGGCGGCCGCGATCGCGTGCACGTCGATCGTGACGAAGTCGGCCGAGTCCGGGTCGCTGATGTTGTTGTAGAACGACCGGACCTTGTGCTCGCGCCCGATGCGCCGATCGATGTTCGCCTCGCTGCCGTCGCGGAGCACGCTGACCGCGTTGGTGATCTGCGGATAGGTGCCCCAGCTGACGCGCTCCGGCACGCCGGCGTCCGTCAAGGAATGGCCCGCGTTGTCGCCCTCGGGCGTGATGATCTGATACTGCCGCGGGATGTGGGTCTGGTCCCATTCGCGCAGCATGTGCGCGCGCCCGAAGTCGTCGAGCTCGCGCCAGGTCTTGCCCTTCCAGAGCGCCTCTTCGGCGTCGAGCAGCGCGGTGGTCGCCTCGCGCTGCGCCTCGGTGATCTTCTCGCCCGACGCGTTCTGCTTCCGCCCTTCGATGCGCGCGCGGTAGATCGTGAAGAGCTCGTCGAACTTCGGGTTGTGGTGCTCGAGGTAGCTGTAGGCGTGGAAGATGCGCCGCGCCAGGTCGACGTTCTTGAACCAGTCCATTTGCGGCGACAGCACCGCGAGCACGCCGGCGGCCTGGCGTGGGGCGACCTGGTATTCCGCGGCGAGCTCGTTGGCGATCCGATGCGCGCCGACATACCACAGCTTGGCGCGGTTGCGGACCGTGTCGTCGAACTGCTCCCAGAGCCAGCGCAGGTTGTTGACCATGCGCGTGACGCCACGCTCGATCGCGGCGTCGTGGTCGTCGGCCGTCGCCTCGAGGTCGGCCTCGGTCAGCAGCGGCAGCGCGCGCACCGCATCGGCGTAGCGCTCGGTCGCGCCGCTCTTGATCGCCTCGGGTTCCTTCAGCACCTCGAGGTTGGTCTTGAGCACGCCCAGGCGCGGGCGCAAGTTGCGGCGCATGATCGCTTCAGCGTCCTGGCCCTCCTTCGCCATCACCCAGGGGACGCGCGACGAGAACACGATCCGGCCGCCGTTCTGGTAGCGCGCCGGCGCGTAGCGCATGTCGCCGCGCACCTCCTTCGCGTGCTTGGTCGCCGCCTGGAAGAACTCGTCCGGGCGCTCGGCCTCGTCCACCAGCTGGTCGACGTAGGCATTGGCGGCGCGCTTCTCGGCGGCCGTGCGGGTCGCCGGCCGGATGCCCTGCTCGCGCAGCGCCACCGCCATGCGGACCACCGAGCGGCCGCCGCCGCGCTGTCGGTAGAGCGCGATCGCGGTGAGCTCGCGCGCGTCCCGCAGCGGGCCCTGTTCGAACGTCTCGTCGGCGACCACCGCCGCGGTCGGCTCGAGCGCGACGGGTCCGGTGGTCCGGGTGACGTCGGCCTCGATCGTTGTCTCACCCTTCGCCCAGGCGGCGACCGCCCGGTGCGTGCCGCCCAGGAGGTAGAAGCGGCCCTCGTGTTCCACCGCCTCGACGGGTCCGGTCGCCTCGCGCGTGCCGGCCTGGTAGTCCCTGGCGACTCCCTCCGAGAACGTCGACTGCGTGGCGATCAGCTGGTCGATCGGGATCGTCTGCTGGGTGACCTGGGTCTTGTCCCGCGCGTTGAGTAGCGCTAGGCTCTGCGCCTCGTCGATTGACGGGAACGGCAGCTGCCGGGCATCCGCTACTCCGCGCACCTCCGCGGCCGGCTGGCCGGCGATCTTGTCCGCCTCGAGCAGCGTGTGCTCCTCGAAGATCTCCCCGGTCAGCTGGTCCTGCCAGATCACCGGCACGCTCGAGAGCCCGAGCTCCGCGGCGGCCCGGACCGTCTCGTGGCCGTCGAGCAGCACCTCCACCACCGTGCCGTCGTCGGTCACCTCGCGGGTCATCACCACCGGCTCGCGGATCCCCTCCCGGCGGATCTCGTCGACGCGCGCCGAGATGTCGACCGCCTGGGGCGTGTTCAGCCAGTCGCCGGCGGCGAGGAGCTCGGCCGGGGAGAGGGCGGCCGGGAACTCCCCTTCCGCGCCCGCCACCGCCTCGCCCTGCGACACGACGACCACGGGTGGGGGGTCGGCCGCCAGGACGTCGGGATCGACGCCGGTGAGCTCCACCAGGGCCTCCTGGCCGGGCGTCTTGGGTTCCCTGGGCGGGGCCGGCTTGCGGGCGGCCTGGGACCGGGCCCGGAGCTCGGCGGCCTCCCGCATGATGTTGGGGTTTTCCGCCATCATCCGGGCGGCCGCGGCCCCAATGTCCTGCATGACGTTGATCGGCGCGTCCGGGTCGTGGCTCACCTGGCCGATGCCCTGGGCCACGGCGGGGTTGACGTTCGCATCCCAGGGGCCTGGCGGACGCGCCACGGGCACCTCGGACGTCCCCCCTACCTCGGAGCCTGCTTCGCCCTGCGCCTCGCCTGGGGCCGCTGGGGCCGCTTCCTGGGCCTCCGGGGCGGCGGGCTGGGCCAGAGGCTCCTCGCCGCCGGCGGCCGCGCCAGGCTCGGCGGCGGGCGCTGCCGGGGCGGCCGGGGCGGCGGCCGGCGTCCCGGCCTTCTCCACCTGGACCTTCAGCCCGTAGCGGTTGTAGAGCTCGAGCACTGAGAGCTTGACGCCCCCGCGGCGGGCCAGGGCGACGAAGCCGGCCTCGTAGAGCGCCGTCTGCTTTTCGGCCTGCTGCCGGCTCATCTTCGCGCCCTGCATGAACTGGCCGACGAGCGCCTCCCGCACCTGGCTGATCTCGTCGAGCTCGCCGCTGTCCTTGGCGGCCTGCATCTCCGCCAGGACCTTGGCCCGGTAGGTCACCGACTCGCGCCGGCTCATGGCCGCCGGCGTGCCCAGGCGCAGGTCCGGCTCGAGCGCGCCGTGGTGCTCGCTGCCGGCCAGCTTCACCGCGTAGGCGGCCGTCGGGATCGCGAGCGGCTCCTGGTTGCGCCGGGCCTTGGCGAGCGCCTCCGGGTCGCCGGTGATCTGGGCGGCCATGCTGTCGGCGTTCTCGCCGCGGCTCTGGAAGTATTCGGTGAAGGTGTCGGCGTCAATGAAGACCTTCTCCATGGGGCCTTCTTTGAGCCGTGACTGCAGCCACCCCTGCGCCGACTCCGGCAGGCGTGCGATCAGCTTCGAGTCGATCGCGCCCTGGGCGAGCGCCTGGAACAGCAGCTGCGACTGCTCGGCCGCCACCGCCCGACGCGAGAGCGCGCGCTGCTCGGCGACCCGCGACACGCCCGACGTCGTGCCGCCCATCACCGCGCCGGCGACACCGGCCTCGAGCATCTGCACCGCGAGCTCCTGGGTGAACACCGACCCGAGGGGCTTGCCCTGCGCCTGCGCCACCGCGACCGCGCCGATCGCCTCCTGGATCGCTTCGGTGACGCCCTCGGTCGCCAGGCCGTGCACTGTCTCCTTCGCCACCTCCCGGAAGAACCGCGGCTTCACGATCGTCGTGAGCGCGCGCTTCGCTACCTCCTCTGCCACCTCGTGCCCGAAGGCCTTGACCAGGCGCGAGCCGACGTGCCCCGGCAGCGCGGTGTCGAACGCCGCGATCGCGGTGCCGCCCAGGAACGCCGTCGCCGGCGCGGCCAGGTTGGGATCGGCTTCCTTGATCCCCATCTGCGTCTCACCGACTCCGAGCGCGAAGGCGGGAATGAACGCGCCGATCAGTGCGCCGATCGTCGCGCCGCTCACCGTCCCGACGACGGGCAGCGGGACCGCGGTGCCAATCAGCGCGCCGGCCTCCGCGCCGACGGCCGCGCCGGCCAGGCTCGGAGCCATGATCGGGATCATCTCGCCCATTGTCTCGGTCAGGTATTGCCCGAGGTCGTTGATCCCGCGGATGCCCATGAAGGTCTGCTTCGCGCCGGCCTTCGCAATGTCCTGGGTGTTGCGCTGCCGGATGCCGCGGCCGCGGGCGGCCAGGGCGTCTGCGCCCACGAGCTCGCCGGTCGCCTCGAGGAACGACCCGCCCATGGCGGCGGTGGTGTCGACGCCGCGCATGATCGCTTCGCCGAAGCTGACGCTGCGCTCGAGCGTGTGCAGCGTGTCGACGTCGTCCTTCGCGGCCTGGGCGAACGACGGATCCTGCATGGCCGTCTTGAGCGCCGGCGCGGTCTGGAGCTTCTGCGCCAGGTCCTCAGCGTCGATCTGCTTCTTCAGCTGGTCGTAGTTGCGCTCGACGAACGACGCCGGCAGACCGAAGCGCTGCTGGATGCGCGCGCCCTCGGCCGCCTTGTCCGGGCTGATCGTCGACGCGCCGGCGACCTTCAGCCGCTCCTGCTCGGCGCGTGCATCGTCGGCGAGGTTGGCCTTGACCGCGGCGGTGAGGGGATCGTCTTGCGGGTTCTGCTGCTGCTCGAAAGGCATTAGGGTTGCCGCACTTGGCCGAGGCGCTTCTTCGCGCGCACCCACTCCTGGAGCACCAGGTCGGGCGTGGGTGTCTTGCCTGCGCCGCGGAGCGCGTTGCTGATGCTCTGTTGTTCGCCGGCGGGAATGTCCGAGATCGTCAGATCACGCACGGGCTTCGTCGTGTCGGCGAAGCGCTCGTCCGCGCCGACCGGATACCACATGGTGCCGCGCCACGGGACCAGGGCCTTCCAGGTGCCCTCCTTGACCACCACGTCCTGCCACAGGTAGTCGGCTGTCTCCTGGAGCTCGGTGTCGGTCATCTTCTTCCCGGTGCGCTGCTGCGCCTCTTCATACTTCGCGTTCAACGCGACCAGGAGCTCCTGCGATTCTTTCTTCTTCGGGTCGTAGCGCGAGCCCATGGTGTTCCGCAGCACCGACTCCACCGACAGCAGGCCGGTGATATCTTTCGCCGCTTCGCGGGTCTTGCCCTGGGTGATGTTCACCTGGGTGCGCGCGAGCTCCTCGAGGTCGCTGTCCGACAGGTCGTTGCGGTAGTTCAGCAGCTTGAGCCCGGCGAACTTTTCCGGATCGTCGCGGACCATCTCGTAGAGCTCGAGCTTCTTCGCAATGTTGGTGGTCGTCGGCCAGCCCTTGATCCGACGCTGGATATACTCCTCGGCGGACGCCCGCTCGCCGGGGTCCATGTCCTGCCACTCCTTCGACCGCATCCAGCTGGCAATGTTGCGCTCGCCGGCGTCGATCCGGTTGTAGACCGTCCGCAGGTTCTCGCGCTCGGCGTTCAGCTTCTCCTGCCGCTTGATCGCATGCTCGTGTTCGATGATCGCGAGCGCCTTCTCCTGCTGCTCCGGGTCGGCGATCTTCTTCGCCTCCTCGCGGTGCTGGGTCAGCGTGCCGGGCTGGCTGACGATCGCGGCCGCCTGGGCCTGGGCCTGCTTCAGGTCGTCGCCGTCTTTCAGCTTTGTCTCGATCGCGTCATACAGCGACCCGTCGATCTCGCCCTTTTTCGCGGTGAACCACTCCTTCGCCTCCTCGGTCCGGCCGCCGGCGATTAGTTGGCTGATCGCTTCGACATGCACGTCCGAGTGCTCCTTCGCCTTGCGCGCGGTGACCTTCTCCGGGGACCACCCGAGCGCCGAGCTCATGGCGTCGATCGCGTCGTCGACGCTCTTGAGGTTTGACTCGAGCATCGTCGGGTCGGTGGCGTGCTGGATCGCCGCGGCGGTGCCGAGCGCGATCTTCGCCTCGAGGGTCTGGTTCTGGTGCTCCATCACCTCGCCGGCGACGTGCCGCTGGATCTCCAGGTCGACACCCTGCCGATAGTTCGCGCGGATCTTCGCGAACTGCGCGCGCTGCTCCGGGTTGGTCGCCAGCTTCTCGAGCTCGCCGGCGGTGCGGTCGAACTCCTCGAGCGCCTCCTTCGGCAGGTTCATGGCGTTCTTGCCCTTTTTCAAGAGCGCGCCGTTCTGCTGGTCGTAGAGGTAGCGGTTCTTCCACTCCGCGAAGCCGTTGTCGATCTCGAGCGCCTGGGTGACGTTGGCCTCGTGCCGTTCCTTGGCGACAATGTCGGCGTAGATCGACGTGCCGATGCGCCCGACGATCCCGGCCGACTCCGCGAACGATCGCAGCTTGTCGGCGCGCGCCTCCTCGACGCCGGCTCCCTCCGACAGCGCGGTCTGCGCCGCGCTCATGGTGCCCCGCGGCAACGACCCGATCTTCTCCTCGCGCACGTAGCGACGAATGGTCGGCATGCTGGTCAGCCCCTCCGGCCGAAGCCATACTTCGCCTCGAGCAGCGAGTAGCTACCCGACGCAACGGTCCCGATCGACTGCCAGCGGGCTGCACTCTGGCGCTGCGCGCCGGCGGCCGCCAGGTTGGCCCCTTCCTTTCGGGTGATCGCGGCCTGCTTCCGCAGGTCGGTCGCCTCCACCTCGAAGCCCCAGGCCTCGCGCGCCGCGTTGGTGCGGGCGGTGAGCGCGTCGAGCTCGCCGAGGTAAGCGGCGTCCGCCTGGACGTCGACCGCGCTGCCGAAGCCGACGTCGACGCCGGCGGCCGCGAACCCCGCGCGCTGCTCGCCGACGATGCCGCGCACCTTGGTGCGGTAGCGGTGCACCTCGAGCTCGCCGCGCACGCGCGCGTCCTTGGCCTGCACCTGCATCACCGCCGCGTTGTATTCGGTCAGCTGCGCCTGGCTGAGGGCGGCGCGCTTGGCGGCCTCGCCGGCTTTCTTCTCGGCGCTGCCGGCCTTCCACTGACCGATCGCCGACATGGCGGTCGAGATGCCGCCGAGGATGAGCAACGGCCACATGGTCTACCCGCCTCCGTAGAGTTTGTCGGCCGCGCTCGAGCCCTCGCCCTCGTCGGTGCCCAGGCCCATGTCGACGATCTGCAGCGACACCGCGCGCCGCTTCTTGTCGCCCTCGTATTCCATCTGCGAGGCGGCGGTGACGTGCACCCGCGCCTGCAGCATGAAACTCTTCCCGACGTCGGGCAGCGTCATCGACAGCTTCTCGAGCACGTCGTCGTCCAGGTGCAGCGACAGGCCGCCCGGATAGCGCGGGCCCTCGGGCACGTCGGCGCTCGCGACCAGCGACTCCTGGGTGCGTGCCGGCAGCTTCATGCTTTTCAGGTCCACGATCAGCCTCCCACTTCCGCGCGCGGAATGATCCCAAGGATCGTCAGCGGCAGCGGCTCCGTCATGCGGATCAGCACCGAGCCGTGCTTGTTGTATTCCGGCGAGATGTGCACCTCGAGGGTGTCGGTCACCAGGCCGGTCGTCTCCCACGCGTTGCGCGAGTAGCGGCGCATGCGCGCCTCGTGCCCCGCTTCGAACTCCGCCGAGCTCTGGTGCACCAGGAGCGTGACGCTGCCGACGCGCTTCTTGCTGTCGCGGATCTCCTGGCCGCCGACGTCGAGCGCGAGCGTCTCCACTTCCATGGTGTAGGGCAGGCCGATATGCACGTTGGTGTAGCCGATGCCCTCCTCGTCGCCAGGCTCCGGCAGATAGACCGTGCCGCCGGTCACCACCGGCGCGCCCTCCTCGCTGCCGTTGAAGAGCGCCACGCCGTCGGCGATCACCGCGACCGTCTTGCCCTCGAGGTGATCGAGCCCCGCGAACGTCGTCGCCGGCGTCTCCTCGGAGTAGCTCAGGCCGCTGTCGACGAAGAACATATCGGCGTGCGTGTAGTTGGTGCGGAGCTCTCGCTGCTCGAGCTTCTCGATGTAGCGCTTCTGCGCGCCGCCAATGTCGCGCCGCACGATCACGTAGAGCACGTCCTGGTCGGCCTCGGGCACCACGCACACGTCCTCGATCAGGCCGTCGGTGGTGTGGCGGTGCCACCCCCAAATGTCCTGGTCCGGGATGTAGGTCAGCCCGAGCAGGCGGCCCTCGTTGTCGCACGACCAGACGATCGAGTGCGGCGTCTGCTGGAAGTCGGTGTAGTAGATCTGCTTCCGCTCGAAGAGGTGCGCGCTGTAGATCGACAGGTCGCGGCCGGCGAGGCCCTGGTTCTGCTCCTGGAAGGCGAGCTCGCGGAGCACGTTGCCGCGGGCCTGCACGTAGATGATCGTCGAGCCCACGACCACCGGGCGCGCCCAGGGCAGCACCCCGACATACGTCTCCTGCTCGGCGTCGATCGAGCTCGGCGTGATCGGGTTCTTCCGCCCACCGCCGCCGGTCAGCGTCCACTCGCCGCCGTCGGTCATCAGGATCAGCCCCCAGGCGTGCGCGATCATGTGGCGGATCGGGTGGTGGTTGTTGCCGGCCAGGCGGAACGTGACGCTGTCGTCGTCCTGGAGCGGCGTGCTGATCCCGAAGTTGTGCGGGAACCCGATGCGCGAGCCCCAGATCCCGTCTGGGTTCGCGAACGTGTTGGCGAAGAACTGCCGCTGCTGGTAGTTGCTCGAGCAGGCCGGATACTTGCCGGTGACCGAGAAGAGGATCCGGTCCTGCGGAGGCGTCAGCCCAAAGTCGGCGGTCTGGCCGGCATGCTTAAAGCTGTTGGACTCCGCGGTCCCGATATAACCGAACACTCCGTTTTCGTAGGGATCGCAGTAGACGCGATACTCCTCGGCCCCCGACACCGCGGTCCACGACAGCGTGTGGGGCGAGCTCAGGGTCGGCTCGTCGGCCAGGGTCGCGCTCGCGATCGAGCTCGGGGGCGACTCCTCGAAGGTGTCCGCGGCCGCCGACGTCACGACATACTTGAACGTGCGCGTGCCGGCCGGCCCGGTCGTCGCGCTCAGGCCCGACGGCGCAGTCGCGGCGCTGCCGGTGGTGACGACGCGCAGCACCCAGCGATCGGCCTCCTCGAAGATGAGCTCCCGCGGCGCGTAGTCCGGGTGCGTCAGCATGAGCACGTTGCCGCTCTGGTTCCACTGCGGAATGTCCTCGAGCGTGTAGGGGGTCGGCACCTCGAGGATCGCGCCGGTCAGGGCATACCAGTAGGTCGCGTTGGGCGGCGCGTTGCCGGTGGTGTTGGCAATGCAGTAGTAGTTGGTGCCGCCCGAGCTCACGACGTCGCCTGGCACGTAGGCGGTGCCGCCGTCGTAGGCCGGCACGCTCTCCACCTCGATCGCCGCGCCGTTGTGAAAGAACCGGATGTAGCCCGCGCCGAACTCGAGCAGGTAGCCCTCGCCGCTGATCGATCCGACGAACCGCGCCAGGCGCGTGCCGTAGGTGTTGGTCTTGCACGGGTCGACGAAGCGCAGGCCGGCGCGGTTGCTGACTCCGCCCTCCTTCCGGACGAAGAAGTTGTGGCAGGTCTTGAGGCCCGTCTGATACTTCGCCAGGTCGGCCCGCGCGTGGAGCGCCGGCGCGAGCTCGCCGGCGGCGAACGATCGCTGCACCAGGCTGTTCATCGTTCGCGGATCCACGGTGCGTCGGACGTCTCGAGCGTCTTCTGCTCTTCGTTCGCGACCACCTCCTTGGCCGCCAGGATCGCGGCCTCATACTGCGCCCGGCAATACTTCGCCTTCTCGGTGTCGCGCGCCAGCGGCAGCGCCAGGTTCTCCGCCACGCGCCAGATCAGCGCCTCGCGGAAGAGCGGGTCGCCCTGCTGCGCCGGGCACGCCATGCGCGCGGTGTATTCCAGCTGCACCGGGATCGCGCCGAGCCCGTTCGCGTCCGCCGCGGTGATCGGCACGTTGGTGTAGATCAGATACCCCGTGCCGTCGGTGCCGATGCGGAACTGCGGCGGGTCCGGGTCGGGCCCGCGCTGCTCGAGCTCCTGGCTGACGATGCGCCGCGCGCGCACCATGTTGGTCGGCGCGCGGTAGGCATACTTCCAGTCCTTGTTGACCCAGTCGTCCTCCGCGCCGTCGACGAGCACCAGGTCGGCGTAGCGCGTAGCGAACGCCCAGGGGAAGTCGCGCAGCACCGCCTCGACCACCACCCGGAAGTTGAGCCGCGCCTTGTAGGCCTCCTCGCTGACGTCCGTCGCGATATCGGAGATCTGCTTGCCGATGCCGATACGTGACAGCGCGACGTTCACCAGGTGCGTCGTCCAGGGCGCGCAGAGATCGGAGAAGTCCGGCTCGTCGCCAGGGTCGCCCCCAGGGAAGCCTTCACCGTCGCCGCCGTCTGGCTCCTCCGGCTCCTCGGGTGGTCCAGGGTTGGTCGGCCAGGGGCCCGTGCCGCCTGGCGACTCCGGCTCGGTCGGAATGTGCTCGCCGTTGCAGCCGAAACCGTTGTTGCCCGTGCACCCTTCGATCGCGAAGAGCGCGAACCATCCGTAGTTCACGCCGTTGCTGTTCAGCAGCGCGCCGACGCTGAAGCCGTCGACCTGGCCGGTCGTGATCCCCGTGGTCGTGTTCGCGCCGGTGTGCGTGGCGGAGTTGCTGCCGGTGTGCGACGGGTCGCGCGTGCAGCCGCTCGAGCTCGTCTCGGCGTAGACCTGGACGAACACCGGCCGGCGATTCGGCGCAGGCGAGATCGAGATCGTGCGCGAGGCGCTGCCGTCCCCCGTGTAGCTGCCGAACGCCACCACCGCCGCCTCGGTCGGTGAGCTCAGGCCGTCGCTTCGACGCCAGACCGCCCAGGCTTGCGACGTCGTCAGCGCGTGCAGCGCCGCATCACTGGTGAACTGCCCGGTGCCGAAGGTGACGCCGGCGAGCGGCGCGGCCGGCGAGAAGTTGGTGATGTTCCCCGCGGCCTGCGCCGGGCCCTTCAAGTAGAGCCGCTTGGTGGTCACCGCGGTGGTGCCCTCGGCGATCAGGTGCATGAACTGCGGGACGAAGCCTTCGACCGGCAGCTTGTTGATCGTCGCGGTGTCGGTGTCCTTGTGCGCGATCGTCCCGGTGATCAGGAAACGCATCGACGGGTCGCTGACCGCAATGTATTGGTAGACGACCGTGTTGGCGTTCACCTCCTGGTCCGCGCCGGCAATCCGCACCCGGAACTGGAACTGCACCACGTCCTCGCCATCCGCCGGCGTGAAGGCGGGGTCGGCCTCGGCGTGGGCGATACCGGGATAGATGCCCGTCTGCAGCGCGGTGTGCGAGCCCTGGCCGGCGGACAGCCAGAAGGTGCCGCCGCCGAACGCTCCCGACGTCGGGCGGATCCACAGCCAGTGCACCGGCTGGCGGAAGATCAGGTCCTGGCCCGTGCCGTTGCCGGTGTAGGTGCCGGCGTGCACGATGAACGTGCCGATCGGTGGAGCCAGGCCGCGCTTCGCCCAGGGCGTGCGCGGATAGGGCGTGTTGTGCGGACCGGTCCCGAGGTTCAGGTTCGCGCTCGGGTCGGTGCCCAGGGCCTCCTGCTCGTCGTCGCGGTAGTCGCACGTGGTGAACTTGCCCACGAGCTCGACGCTGGCGTTCAGCGAGGCGATCGTCGCCGCGGTCGCGTCCGCCGCCTTGGTGTGCCGGAGGATCACCGGCGTGACGTCCTCGAAGGGGTCCTCGTCCTCCGCTGTCTCGGTCGAGTAGATCAGCGAGTTGCCGCCCAGGGAGGCTGACTGCGTCACCGCGGTGTCGACCGCGCCGGCTCCGTTGATGTTGTAGCCCAGCGAGCCGCTCGGCGCGCCGCCGCGCTTGCTGTAGGCCTGCACCTGGATGGCGGTCGCGCCGTAGCCGGCGGCCCCCGGATCGTTGTCGACCACCTGGGTGCTGTCGGTGTCGACCTGGACGAGCGCGCCGCTGGTGCTCGAGGTGAGCTCCGCCGGCACGAAGCCGAACGCATTCTGCGCGAGCACGCGCACGTTGCCGGTCCAGCCCGCGCCGGCGTTGAACTCGGTGGGCCGGATCAGCGCGATCTTGGTGCCGTTGAGGAAGTCCTTGCTGACGTAGAAGTCGCCACCCTTCCGCGGCCAGTTGGCGGCGGACCAGTCGTCGATATCGAGCTCGAGGTCGTTGGGGTTCTGCCCAGGCGCGCCGACGCTGCTGTTGACGATCGCGGTCGGGCCCGACGGCGTGGCTCCGGAGTAGACCTGCTCGCCGTTCAGATAGAGCCGGAACACCCCGCCCGCGCCGACCTTGTAGACGATATCGACCTTGCACCAGACGTCGTGGCTCGCCAGGCCGTTCCACACCTCGAGCTCGAAGCCCGAGATCACCGTCACCAGGGAGAGCACCGAGCTCGAGTTGCTCGAGAAGATGGCAATGCCCCCGCTCGCGGTGACGCCGAGCACGTGCCCGACACCGGCCGACGGCGTGGTCGAGTAGCGCCAGAAGTTGCTGGTCGCGGTCGGCAGCTTCCGCAGCCGGATGTAGAGCCGGTCCCACTGCTCCTTGACGTCGAACGGGGTCGCGCCGGACGACGTCGGAGCCAGCGAGTAGGTGGCGCTCGTCTGCCCGCGCACCGCCAGGCCGCGGCCGCCGACGTGCCGGCTCGCATCGGTGATGCAATACTCGCCGACGTTGCCCACCGCTGCGCCGCGGCCAGGGGTTTCGAAGCCTTCCAGGAACAGCTTGGCCGGGGTCGCCGCCCACGAGGGCACGCCCGCCTCGTCGTTGCCCACGTTCGCGTTGGGCATGTAGACGAACTTCGCGATCCAGTAGTAGCGGACCGTCGTGCCGCCGATGCCCAGGAAGCCCCCTGTGTGCCTCGAGAACGTGTGCACGTCCGTCGGGAAGGGTTTACTGGGGGAGCTCGGCCAGTCGGTGTAGGAGTAGGGCGGCAGGTGCGCCCCTGGGGACGCCAGGCCGATCCACGGCGCGTCGTAGTCGATGGACGCCCCGCCCTCGGGTGGACCTGGCACGTAGGGCGGCAGGTTCACCCCGTCGGGGTATTGCGCGTTGAGCTCGGCGACCCGCTCGGCATCGTCCAGGACGATGTAGAAGGTCAGGTTCTGGACTCTGTTCGCGTCGAAGATTGCCACCGCGCCCCCGCCTCTGAGAAAGGCGGGCCGCCGGCGGGGTTGCCAGCTGACAACCACCTGTTGTCAGCCGCCCCCGGCGGCCCTATTGAACGGACCCCGCTAGTCGTTCAGCGGGTCGGCCTCGACGGCCTGGTCGAGCCGTGCCGTGGCGGCCGCGGTGGTCGGCGGGTCGCTATTCGGCACGGTGGGGAACGCACCCACGCCGGCGCGCAGGTCGCGCGTAGCGCGGTTCGATCGCCGGATCGCTTCGTTGGCACCCGTGGTGTGCAGCTGCGCCCCGCGGGGTGCCGGGCGCATCCAACGAACCGAGTAGTCCTCTTCGAACTCCAGCTGGAACACGTCGCCGGGACGCCGGCGCGCGTGCGCGTAGTAGCCCAGCTGCGTGGCCTGGACGATGCGCTTGCTGGGGGTGCGCTTCGGGCCCTCGGCCCGATCGCTGTCCGGCAAGTCGTTGTTGGGACCGCGACCCACGCGCACGGTGTCGCTCTTCGCCGGGCCGATCGGCGGTGCCGGCGAGGTGCGACCCTCGCGCGGTGACGCCTCCGGCGGGAGCCGGCCGGCTTCGACGTCGCGGTGGTCGACGATCGTCTGGTGGTTGATGGGCAGCTGGTCGTTGTCGACGTCGTCGTCGCTGCCGCCGGCGGCCGCTTCCGCGGCTTCGCCTTCAGCCTGGGCGCGCTGCGCTGCCTTCTCGTCGGCGCGCCGGCGCTCCGCGGCCGTGCGCGTGTCGCGCTCGTCGCGGGTCGTGGCCTGCCGCTTGTTGCCTTTTTTCGCCATGGTGCTGATCTCCTCGAGCTCTCACAAGTGAACGGTTGAAACGGTGGCGAGCGCGGACTCGGGTTAGACCGAGTAGCCGCGCGCGTAAGCCGTCGGCACCGACTGCGAGCTCATCTGAGCCGGCTGCAGTGCCGCGGTCACCGTCGCCGTCGGCGAGGTGCCCGTCATGGTGTATTTGAGCCCGAGGTAGCGCTTGGTGACGCGACCCGGATCGACGGACACCTCGTGGACCTTGCCGGCCGCGACGGCCGACTGCGATCCGCTCGAGCCGATCACATCGCTCGAGCTCAGGTCTGCGTTGGCCGACTGGACCACCTCGATGGTGATCGCCGGCGTGGTGCCGCCCATGGCGACGTCGAAGCCGACCGCGAAGCGGAGCGGCGTGCCCGTGCCGATATCCCGCTTCGGGGTGGTGTTCCCCAGGTCGATCGTGTTGGTGCTAAGGATCGCCGAGGTGCCGGTCAGCGCCTGCGCGTCCGACACGGTCAACAGAGCATCAATGAACATCGTGAACTCCTCCGCAAAAAGTTGCTGTCGCTGCCGCTTTCTGACCCGCTCGAGAGAGGGTCGAAAAGCCTACGTGACGCGCGCCTCGGTGTTGAGGATCGAGTCCACACGACGGATCGGCGTGGTGCCGAACATGAGCGTCGGCTTGCCCTCGACGTTCTCGTAGGTCGTGCCGCCGCCGGCGCTGACGTCGCTGCGCTCCTGCTTCCGCAGGTAGCGGCGCACGCGCCGGTTCATGTAGAACACCTTGCGCCCGAGCTCGTTGGGGATCATCTCCTCGGCCGCCTCCATGGCGTCGATCAGATCCGCCGGCGAGCCGCCCGCCAGGTCGCTGACGTCGATGTTCGCGATCCGGATCACGTAGCGCCAGTCCTTGACGACCAGGCCCGCCTTCCACTGGTAGCGCTCCTGGAACGCGCGCATGCGGTTGCCGGCCACGCCGGCGGTCACCTCGACGGTCACCTCGCCGAAGTCGTCGTGCACGATGCCGGCCTTCGAGCCGTTGGGGAAGATGCCGTGCGCGGTCTGCTCACCCCAGGCGACGAGCCAGATCGAGGTGTTGTCCGAGCCGCTGCCGCCGGCGTCGATGATGTTCTCGCCGCTCGCCACGCCGGTGATCGCCGAGTAGCGCGGCGCGAAGCCGGTGAACTCCTCGAGCGCGATCCCGACGTTGCCGTAGAACAGCGTCGACGCCATCTCCTGGTTCATGGCTTCCAGGAACGCGCTCGCCTCGGAGAGCCGGAAGGCGCTCGCGTTGCCGTTCAGCAGCACCAGGTCCTTGTCCACCTCGGACCAGGCCTCGAGCATGCCGCTCTGCTCGTCGACCTGCGCCGTCGAGCTCTTGCTGGGCGGGATGCCCTGGTTGATCATGCGCCAGTAGACCGTCGGCAGGCCCGTGCGGATCGTCACGCGGTGCCCGGTCGGCAGGTTGCCCTCGCGCCACTGCATGTCCTCGAGCACCTCGTTGCTCTGCTTGAGCATCTCGATGATCACGGGGACCTTCCCGTTGGGATCCAGGCGCTTCGCCCAGTCCAACAGCGTCAGCACTCCAGTCGAAAGTGTTGCCATTTACGCTCTCCAGTGATGGGCGATCTAGGTCTTGTCGGCGGCGCGCGAGTCGGCGTGGTCGTAGAGCACCGCAGCCTTGTCGGCGGCGGTGACGGCACCCGTGCTACTGCGGTGGCCGGCAGGCCCTGCGTCTTCACCCATCAATCGGCCCAGGTCGGCCAGGAACGACACGACCTGGATGTGATTGCCGGATCCCCCTCGGGCGAGGAAATTGTTGAACGCGTCACGCATCGGGTGACCGACAGGACGCACCTTGTCGATCGCCAGCTTCGCGAGGCGCTGCGTCTCCGCGAGCTTGTCGCCGCCGTAGGTTTTGTCGGCCTTCGTTTCGTTGGCCCACGCATCGCTCTGGACCTTGATCCGCGCGAGCGTGTCTTCGAGGAAGGCCTGCGCCTCCTCCTGCGACATATCCTGCGTGCGGGCAACCGTCTCCAGCTGCCCGAGCAGCTGATCGTCGACGCCTGCCTTCATGTCCTCCGGCACCGTGAGCGCATACTTCTCGGGAGCCTTCGGCGTCGTTGTCTCGCCGGCCTTGCTCTCGGTCGTGGTGCTGCCCTGGTCGCCAGTCTTCGCTGCTTCGCCCTGGGGCGCTTCGCCGGTCTTCTCGGCGGTGGTGCTCGAGCTCGTCGTCTCGCCGGGTTTGGTTGCGGTCGATTCGGTGCTCGTGCCGGCGGGGGCTTCGCTGGTCGCTGCGCCCGTGCCGGTCTTAGCTGTTGTCGTCATTGCTCTGTGCCTCCGCGGCCGCCTGGACCGCCTGTGCTTCGCGATCGAGCGCGCCGCCGCGCTGTCGCGCTTCCTGCTCCATCAGCAGGTATTCCCTGGGGCAGTGCTCCGTCACCAGGTGGAGCAGCATGTGCCCGTAGTCCTGGCGGCCGGCGTTGTAGTGGATCTTCGCGCTCGGATCCCAGATCGACTCGTAGACGCCGGCGCGCGCGATCAGCGTCCAGATCACCACGCGCCCCTCGAGGGAGCCCATGGTCGCTTGCAGGCTGACGATGAAGAGCTCCTCGGCCTGGCGCGCCTTGCGCTCGGCGAAGGCGACCTGCTTCGGGTCCGCGGCGTTGCGTTGCAGCGCGCGCCGGCTCACGTTAGAAGCACTCCACCGTGACGGTCCGCAGCACGATATCGCCGGCGCTCGCGGTGCCGTTCTGGCCGGTCACCTTCAGCTGCACCGGCGACGACCAGGAGCCCGGCGTCGT